TAAAAGTGATTTAACAATTGCTCTAGAGTTAGCTGGCACTGTATATAAAGTAGTAGCACCTGAACTTGTTAAACTTGTTTTTTTATTTGTATATACGTTAGCCACTTATAAACCAAGAGAATCTCTCTTGCTCCTGTTTTACTTCATCCAAAAATGTAGAATTCAACTGATCTTTCATTAATGTTAAAGCTCTGTTAATTTGTTTTTGGTTAGATACATCATATTCTGTTTTTGGTTCTGGTATTCTTATATTTATCTTTGTCATTATCTACGTCCATCTCCTTGTACATCTAATCTTAATGTACCAAATCTCCATGATTCTGAAGAAGAATCATTTTCTATTTTAACATTTATAAATCTACCTCTAGCTCTAGTATCTTTTTTAATAGTGCTCGACGTAATTGTAAAAGGACTTAAAGTTGTTGTAGTGTCAGATTGTTGAGGATATCTTTTAACACCTAAACTTACTTTTGCATTACCAATTAAAGTTTTAAAATCTGGTACAAACCTTCTCATTGCAAGAAATACTTCACCAGCTAATTTAAGTCCTATCTGTTGACCTCTTTGATTTCTTTGTCTTTGTTCTAAATCTATATCATATGATTTTATAAATGATGTAACAGTTGTAGTTGATCCATCTTCGTTAACTTGATCTGTGCCAACCTCATGTTCAAAAAATTTAGTTTGACCTAAACCATCTTGACCAACTACTGCTGGAAATGTACCATTACTTGATGCATCGTATTTAGTTGCAAAAGGTTTTGGATATACAATTGCATCAATCCAAGAAGTTCTTGCTTCAGTGCCCGTGTACCATACACCGCCTTTCATAGGTTCACCATAATTAAAGACAACATACTTGTCATTATAACTAGCACCTGCAGATGGATAATACCAAATAACTTCTGTAAATAAATTATTAATGCCAGCTACAACTTGTTGACCTTTTGTTGTATCAAAATTATCATAAACAAAATCTTCTACACTGCATGGTAGTGATTTAACTGTACCATCAAACATAAAGAAACCATTTGGTGATAACCAGAACGCAGCTCCATCTACTTCAACAACTGCATTTTTACCTATCAATCCACAGTTTGTACCTACTTGTTCAAAACTAAATGTAAAAGGCGAACCTACAAATTTCATTGTATACAATGCATTATCTGTAAATACTAGAATTGTTTCTTTTGCTTTGATGGCACCAACTATTTTTGTACCATCTTGTAGTCTAAAATCACCTGCAGTATTTATAGCGGTTGCTGTGTAATCATTTATATCTTCTTGATCTGAGAATCTAATAAACATGTCGTCTTGTGTTGTTGTATCTCCAATAGTTGTTTCAGTTCCAAAATGACA